CTTGTCGGACCCAATGGATCAGGTGGGGGAAACCTTTACCGATCACGAGGGTACGTTCAAGGTGGATGCTGACCGCGCTGCACGGGTCAAGTCGGCCATCGAGTACATCCGTGATCGTTCGATGAACGGCATTTTTAAGGTCATTTCTGAGCAGAAGGTGGACCCCGAGCACCTGTTGGGTCGTGATGACTTGTCGGGTACTGTGGACTGCCAGATTCTTGTAGGTGATGTTGCAGGCGATGTTCTTGAACTGATCGACTACAAAGACGGCATGGGCATCGTTAGCGCCGAAGGCAACATGCAGCTTGAGCAGTACGCCTACGGGGTGCTGGCAGACTACAAGCTGCCCGTCAATGGTGACTACCCATTCAGCACAGTTCGCATGACGATCATCCAACCCAAGCTGGCGCTGCGTGGGATGCCTGCCATCACATCGCACGAGGTTTCTGTGCGTGACTTGATGGCGAACATGGGTACAATCATTTCGCAAGCTGCTGCCACTGACAACCCAGACGCACCGCTTGTACCGGGTGAAAGTCAATGTAAATTCTGCCGCGCTAAAGGCTCATGCAACGCGCTGGCAAGTAACGTAATGAAGGAGGTCGGAATCATGTTTCAACCTGTCGTAACCGAAACACTCGATGTCGCGCAGCAGTCTGCCGATAAAGACCCGGCCCAGATGGACGATGCCCAGATTCGTCAGATCATGGAAGCCGCACCCCTGATGCGCCAACTCCTCGAAGCTGTGGAAAAAGAAGCCATGCGCCGCATGGAGTCAGGCATCTCGATCCCCGGCCTCAAACTGGTCAACGGTCGCGGCTCCCGCGCTTGGGCACTGCCCGAAGCCGAGATGGCCGAGAAGCTGGTCAAGATGGGCATCCCTAAGGGCGCGATCTACGAAACCAAACTCGTCACACCCGCCAAGGCTGAAAAGCTGACGTGGGAAAAGAAAGACGGCACCAAGGTGACGTTGACCGAGCGCCAACTCAAACGCATGGAGCAGGAGTACGTCAGCAAGCTGGCGGGCAAACTGACCGTGGTCCCTGAATCCGATGGCCGTCCGGCTGTCGTCATGAATGCTGCGCCGCTGTTTAGCGCAGTCGAGGCAGCACCCGCTGCCGAATCCCTGCCCTCGTGGCTTTCTTAAACTGGAGTAAATGTAATGCGACAAATCAATGATCACATGATCAACCCAGCCAACGACAAATTAACCATTGCGGTGATTGACGAGGCTGGCGCTGGTGGAGGCAATCACGCATATAAGGTGTCTGGCTTTGACCTGTCCACCAATAAAAGCGCCGGAAACGGTGTTTTACAAAACTGTGCGACTGAGTTGGTCATCTACTTTCAGAACGGCACCATTCCTGAGAACGGTGTCAACGGCCTGACTCAAGAAGTATTGCTTGCAATCGTGGCTGACCGCTTGCGTAGTTTTCAGGCTGGTCCATTCGCATGTAAAGCCAACGCTTGTGCCCTGACGCACATTGAAGAAGCACAGCACTGGCTGCAACAGCGAACCATTGAGCGTATGCGCCGTGGTGTCGAAGGTACACATCAACTGTAATCAACTGGAGTAAATGTAATGTCTGAAATCATCTTTTTGTCGAACGTCCGTCTGTCCTTCCCGCATCTCGCTGAACCACAGCGTCAGATTAACGAGCAGACTGGCAAGGAACGCATCTCGTTCAATTGCGAGTTCATCATGCCGCAGGACCACCCCGGCTTTGGTCAGTTCATGGCCCGCTACGGTGCCTTGGCATTGGAGAAGTGGAAGGAACACGCCCAGGCTGTCATGGGCATGATCCAGCAAGATCGCAAGACCCGTTGCTTTGGCCGTGGTGAGGAGAAGGTCAACAAGAAAACCTTCCAACCCTACGATGGCTATGCAGGCCATGTGTTCATCACCGCAGGCCGCGACACCGCACCTCAAGTGATCCAAGCCGATGGTCAACCCATCGACCCAGCCAACACGATGGCGTATCAGCAACTGGCCCGCAAGATGTATGGCGGTTGCCGTGTGAACGCTGCCATCAAGCCTTGGCCTCAAGACAATAAGCATGGCCGTGGCATCCGCTGCGACCTGATCGCTGTCCAGTTCGCCGGTGATGACACGCCGTTTGGTGAAGGTGCTGTTGACGCATCGGGCATGTTCGGTGCTGTTGCCGGTGCGCCTGCTGGCATGTTTGCGCCTGCTGCTGCCCCAGCGCCAGCCATGCCTACTGCGCCGTTTGGTGCTCAAGGTGGTGGCAACCCTTACAACGCTGGTGGTGCGCCTACTGGCCTGCCCTCGTTCTTCGGGCAGTAATTGAATCGGGGCTGAAAGCGGATGCTGGCGACTTGTGGGTTCATCCACGATCAGTGCAGCGAGTAAGCCCCACCTACCCGGTAACCGTAATGAGTAACGATTATGTCTACGATGTGGAAACCTTCCCCAACGTCTTCACGTTGGCGGTGGAACACGCAGACGCGCCGCTTCAGTGGATGTTTGAGATCAGCGATCACCGCAACGACTCGCGTGAGATCGTCGCGTTTCTTCAGTACCTGAAAGACACCGATGCCCGCATGATCGGGTTCAACAATCTTGGCTTTGACTACCCTGTGGTGCACACTCTTGTGCGCATGGGCCACAGTGATGCCAACACGCTGTACCAAAAGGCAATGGCGATCATCAATGCGCAAGACGACGATGGTGGCCGATGGATGCACTCGGTCAAGACCTCCGACCAGTTTGTCACGCAGATCGACTTGTTCAAGATTCACCACTTTGACAACCGTGCCCGGTCCACCAGCCTCAAGGTGCTGGAGTTCAATATGCGCAGCGACACGATTGAAGACCTGCCGTTCCCCGTGGGCACCACGCTGAACCGCACACAAATCGAAGTGCTCAAGGAATACAACAAGCACGATGTGGCGCAGACCAAGGCGTTCTATCACCACACGCTTGACATGATCCACTTCCGTGAAGAACTCACGCGCAAGTATGCCCGGGACTTCATGAACCACAACGACACCAAGATCGGCAAAGACTACTTCACCATGAAGCTGGAAGAAGCCGGTGTCGCCTGCTACGACTTTGGCCCCAAGGGTCGCACACCCCGGCAGACCAAGCGCCCAGTGATCGCACTCAAGGACGCTATCTTGCCGTGGATCAACTTCGAGCATCCTGAATTTAACCGGGTGATGAACTGGCTCAAGGCTCAGACCATCACCGAAACCAAAGGGGTCTTCACGGACCTCACAGCAACAGTCAATGGCTTTACTTTTGTCTTCGGCCTTGGAGGAATCCACGGCTCCATCGAGTCAGAGGTCATCGAGTCTGACGGTGAGTACGTCATCGTGGACTTGGATGTCACTTCATACTATCCAAACTTGGCAATCACGAATGGGTTTCACCCGGCCCATCTCGGAAAAGAGTTTGTCAGCATCTACAAGCACCTGTTCGAGCAGCGCAAGTCGTACCCCAAGAAGTCAGCCGAATCGGCAATGCTGAAGCTGGCGCTGAACGGCGTCTATGGTGACAGCAACAACCAGTTCTCTGTGTTCTACGACCCGCTGTTCACCATGTCGATCACGCTCAACGGTCAACTGCTGCTGTGCCTGCTGGCCGAGGGGTTGATGCACATCCCCGGCCTGCGCATCATCCAGGTCAACACCGATGGCCTGACAGTGCGTGTGCCCCGCAGCCACAAGATGCTGGTCGATCTGGCCCGCGCTGCATGGCAGTCGCGCACCGGCCTCAATCTTGAGGAGGCTGTGTACAAGGCCATGATGGTGCGCGATGTCAACAACTACATTGGCGTGTTTGAGAACGGCAGCACCAAGCGCAAGGGTGCTTACGAGTGGAAATCCGTTGAATTGGGTGGCACGATGGGGTGGCACCAGAACGCTGGTGGGTTGGTGATTGCCAAGGTGGCCGAGAAGGTGCTGGTCGAGGGTGCGCCCATCCGCGAAACCATCGAGCAGTGGCCTGACATCATGGACTTCATGCTGCGCACCAAAGTGCCCCGGTCGAGTCATTTGGGCATCGAGCGTGACGGCGTGACCATAGCATTGCAAAACACCACGCGCTACTACATCGCCAAGGGTGGTGGTCGCCTGTTCAAGTGGATGCCACCGCTGGCAAAGAAGCCCGGCGAGTGGCGAAAGATTGGCGTCGAATCAGGCTGGGGTGTACAGGTCTGCAACGACATCAAGGATGCTGGCAAGCTGCCAGTTGATTTTGACTACTACGTTCAAGAAATTGAAAAACTCACTCTGGGATTGAAATGAACAACGTAACCGAAGTAACCCCCGAAGAACTTGAGGAATGGAACAAGATGACAACAGCATTAGACAAACAAGTGGGCGGCAATCATTACAAAGATCTGTCGATCCAGCCGATTGAATACATCCACGCCAACGCGATGGGGTACATGGAGGGCAACGTGGTGAAGTACATCTCACGCTGGCGCAAGAAGAACGGCATGGCTGATCTGGAGAAGGCCAAGCACTACATCGAGTTGCTGATCGACTTGGAGACACGCAATGCTGGAAAAACAAATTGAAGCCAAGGTCTGCGACTACGCCAAGTCCAAGGGTGTGCTGGCGTACAAGTTCACCAGCCCCGCCCGTGCCGCTGTGCCTGATCGTCTGTTCATCGGACCTGATGGGCGCATGTGGTTCTGCGAGTTCAAGCGCGAGGGTCAAGTACCCACGCCAGCGCAGTACCGGGAGCACGAGAAGCTGCGCCAGCAAATGGTCAACGTGTTTGTCATTGACAACGTGGTCGAGGGTAAGTTGATGGTTGACGTGATGGTGATGGGATGCTGACACCTGACCTGCTTCACGACTACCAAAAGAAGGCTGTCAACTTCCAGTCCACCCACCCACACTCGATGCTGTGGCTGGACATGGGCCTGGGCAAGACTGTGATCACACTGACCAGTCTGGCCCACCTAATCCGCACTCAGTTCCTGCGGGGCGTGATCATCGTGGCCCCCATCCGAGTCATCCGTCTGGTCTGGCGTCAAGAAGCTGCGAAGTGGCAGCACACAGGACACCTCAAGTTCAGCATGATCACGGGCACCAAGGATCAGCGCACCCGCGCCCTGCTGCGCCCCGCTGACGTCTACATGGTGAACTACGAGAACCTCGGCTGGCTGGCCGAAACGCTGCAAACCTACTTTGTCAAGAAAGACCGCCCGATGCCGTTCAACGGAATCATCTGGGACGAGATCAGCAAGATGAAGAACAGCGCCACGAACCGGGTCAAGGCGTTTCGCAAGATCGCAAACCAGTTCGACTGGACCACGGGCCTGACCGGCACCCCGGCCAGCAATGGGTACAAAGACCTGCACGGTCAGTTCCTCGTGGTGGACAAGGGTGAACGTCTGGGCACCAGCAAGACAGCGTTTCGCACCCGGTTCTATAAGAAGGTCGGACCCTACAAAGAGGTGGCTTATGAGGACACCGAGGACACCATTAAGAAACTGATCGGGGACATCACGCTTGAGATGTCAGCCGAGGACTACAACCCGCTGCCTGACCTGATCGTCAACAACATCGAGATCGAGATGCCTGACGAGTTGCGGGCCAAGTACGACAGGCTGGAGAAAGAGTTCTTCATGGTGCTCGACAGCGGCAAAGAGATTGAGGCGTTTAACCAAGCTGCCTTGACCAACAAGTGCTTGCAGTTCTCTAACGGGGCCATGTACCCCATTGCCGGGATGCCGCTGTGGGAGCCGGTGCACGACATGAAGCTGGACGCGCTGGAGGACATCATCGACGAGGCCCAGGGGTCACCCATCCTGTGCGCATATGCGTACCGGTCAGACGCTGCCCGCATCATGGAGAAGTTCAAGGCGCTGCGGCCCATCAACTTGACCGAGTGCAAGACCGAAGCGTCCCTTACCAACGCCATGCACCGCTGGAAGACGGGCGACTGCTCCCTGATGATCGGCCACCCGGCCAGTATGGGCCACGGCATCGACGGGTTGCAGAACAACGGCCACATCCTCGTGTGGTATGGCCTCAACTGGTCGCTGGACCTGTACGAGCAGTTCAACGCCCGTGTGCGCCGTCAGGGCCAAGGGGCACCCGTCATGTGCCACCGCATCCTGATGCAAGACACATTGGACCAAGCGCAGGCAATGGCGCTTGACCAAAAAGCAACAACGCAGGCTGGATTGCGCAACGCAGTCAAACAATACCGCATATCTAAAAATGTGTGATACAATCGTGTCACATTAACCACTGGAGTAACTGTAATGATCCGTCAAACCATTGAGTGGGTGAAAAGCGCCTACGCCACACCGACTGCTGAATCGCTGGCGCTGCGTGAGCTGGAGGACAGCAAGCGCAGGCTGCTGGAGGCCCAGACAGCGCGTGAATACGCCGACAGCATGTGCAAGTACCGCGAGGCGCAGATCAAGCGCCTGACGGCCTATTTGCACAAGGCCACTGAGGAGCAGGCATGAAAGAAGAAGCATTGAAGCTGGCACTGACCGAAGCCCAAGTTGCAGCGATCACAGAGCCTGCGCTTGCGGCCCTGCGCAAAGAGCATGAGCGCATTTTAAAGCGTGAGGCTAGGAAGCTGGACAAGGCGCTCGCAGCGGCAAAGGAATCTGCTGCTGACTACCAACGCACCCGCGCACTGGCACTCAAAGCCCAGTGCGAGATCAGAGAACTGAAACACAAACTGAGGGAGTTCCAATGACCTGCTGCGATGAATACTGTGCAAACTACGGATGCAACCAAGGCCGCAACTGCCCAGTGCGTGTGGCTAAGTACAAACCCGTGATGCTTGCTGCTGACCCGCTGCCGCCAAGCATCTGGCGTCAGCAGCTCAGGTACTTGGCCGAGTGGGTGCTACTTAGCATTGTCGGCGTGGTGTGGCTGACCTTCTTGGCGACCTGCGTGTACTTTTACGCAAACTGACGGGTGCCAGCCTTGTCGATGATAAGCGCCTGCTTGCGGGGGCTGGTGTCCACGCTGTTGGGGATGCTGATGTGTGTCCAGCGGTCGAACTCGCGGATGACCTGATCGTAGCTGATACCACTGGCGATGACCTTGCGCACCACTTCGTCTGGGGTCATACCGGGCACACGGATGTCAGCAGCGCACCCAATGCGGTGCTGGCTGGTGTCCTTGCTGCCCACCGAGTCGTTGACCTTTTTGGACCGGAAGGCTGAATTGATCATGACCGGCTTGCCGCCCAGCACCACTTTGACTTGCTCCAGAAAGTCAGCCAGTCGCTTGAGGTTCTCAAGTTCTGCATCGTTGGGGCTGTTGTCCCAGCCGTTGCGCTCGGCTGACTCGGAAGCCGTCAACTCGTCAAGGGTGAAGTTGGGTGTCAGGTTCATTTTGCTGTTCTTGAGAGAATGTCAGTCTTGGCCTGGGAGCCAGCAGACGAGCCGAAGTAGTAGGCAATGATGCCCGTCCACGCCGTACCCAAGCTACCCAGCATCATCAAGATGGCAGGGTTGCCGCTGTCAATCTGGTTGAAAAACATCATCACCATGATGCCGAAGAAGCCGATGGTGACTGCGCCAGCCAAGATGGGTGGCATCAGGCTGCGAGTGGTGGCCTGCATGTCCCTGGCTGACTTGCGGTCCTCGACTTCCAGCTTTTCAAAGTTTAGGCCCAGTTCCTGCGCTTGCTTTTGCAACTCAATCTCGGCAATCTTGACCTGTGCGATCTGCTCGGCTGACAACTTGTTGTTGGAGATCATGTCTCCCACCTTATCAGGGTCAACCCCAATGGCCTTGGAGATGGCCGACACAGCCATGCCTGCCAGTGGACCACCAAGCGCCGTGGCGATGGTTGGTGCGATTTGTTTGAGCCAGTCCATGATTACCCCTTTGATGTGGTGATCTGATCGTCGCCTTTGGTGACTGTGACCTTCTCACCTTCCACGGTGACCTTCATCGGCTGCTCTTTACGGTCCAGTTTGTCCAGCTTGTCGATCAATTGCTTCATGACCTCAAACTCGGGTTTCTCTTGCTTGGCGTTGGCCCCGGCAATGCCGTTGAGCATGGAGATCAAAGCCGTGAGCGATGCGCCCAGCAGGCCCATGACAGCAGCAATCTTGTCCTTGTCCAGCACGAGGCTGGAGGCCACGCCGATGGTGACGATGAGGGTGATGTAGAACAGGCCGTGCTTGCCGATTGCGCGGCCCGCCACGTCCTTGGCTGGAGAACTGGCCTCCAGCTTGTTTAATTCGACTCGGGCTTGCGCCTTGATCAGTTCGATTTGGTGCATCTGGTCGTTCATCTCAGTGCCCCTTGATCCAACTTAGGGCAAACCCTACCCCGCTGGAGATGATCGAAACAAAAGCCATTCCAGCCCAGAACCCGCCACGGCCTTGGTTTGCAAGGGCCACCAGTTTCTCGACATGACCTTCCATCTTGTCGATCTTGGTGCTCATCTCATCGAAGCGACGTTCGTAACCCTTGACGCGCTCCCACAAGACTCCGTACTTCACTGGGTCGATCTCGGCCATTTCTGCTGATTCCATCATGAAAGTTCCCGTATTTTAACTAATTTGTATTAACGTGCAAGGGCGTTTTGGATCTCTTGTTCGGGCGTAAGCATGTTGCGCTGAAAAGCGCGAGTCTTTGGGCCTTGGCCACCAGTTTTGACGGGCCGCGCTGGCCGCAACATGTCTTCCATCTGCTCGGCCAAATCTAGCATCCGCTCGCGGTTTGCCAAAGCAGACTGGCGGGCGCGTTCGGTGTCTGCCCGTGCAGCGATGGCCTCGAACGCGCGCGCCCGGTCTTGCGCCTTACCAATGGCGTCTTGCACCCATGCGCGGTCTTGCATTTTGGCCGCAACAGCTTTGTCGGTTAACGACTTCATGCCTGGCACGGCTTCGGCTAGATCGACACGAGTTTTGTCAAACGCCACCTTCTCGGCAGCGGTCAGATCAAACATGCGTCCGGCCGTAGCCTTGTCGGTGGCTGACTTGAGCGTTGAACCAAAGTCTTGGAACGTGGCTGGCGTAGCGCCGCGGATGCCAGTGGCGATCTCGGGCAACCCAGTCAGCGGGTTGATCTGCATCTCCACCGCGCCGCTTGTAGGGCGGCGTGCAGCGGCTTCGGCCGCAGCAGCTTGTTGCTCCGCTTGCTGGCCCAATGTGCGCGACATCTGACCGCGGCGCGCGTCTTCGGCGCGCAGCATGTTCAAGGTGCCTTGCGCGCTAGGTGCGGGCAGCTGGGCCGGGCCGGGCGCAAAGCCGGGCGTAGTGACGCGGGGGCCGTACTGGTTGGGCTGCATCACAAAGTTGGGCTGATACGGGCCTTCGCCTGGCATCAGCACCTCGACCGGCGCTTCGTATGGAACGATAGCGCGGTTCTGCGGGATAGGTTGCATCGACGCGGCCAACTGGTTGACCGGAATGCGCATATCGCGCAGATTCAGGCCAGCCTGGTAGTTGGGCGACGCCATGCGGCGGGCAGCAGCCGCACCAACCACTTCAGTGCCTAAGCCGCCAAGCGCACCCCCCAAAATGGACCCGGTCAAACCAAACTGCGAGCCAACCAGCGCACCGGCCGCGCCGCCTGCGCCAGAACGGCTCAAGCGAGGCGCAGTCAACGCGCCTGGCGTTGGGGCTGCGCTGAACACATCAGGAAAGTTACCGGCGATCCGGCCCAGCGATGCGATATCGCCGGTCAGGTTGTTGTCTTTAG